CCGGCATAGCAGGAGGCGCCTGTGGAGCGGCTTGCGGTTGCCCTTGCGGCTGTGACGGATCGCCGCCAGTCATATAGGCCCGTGCAATGTCCGAGAACAATTGATTGTTCTTCAAGCCATACTGAAGCTGCTGCAATTGCGCGTTCTGCAACTGCTGCTGCATCTGCGATTGACGCGCCGCGCCGTACTGTTGCAGTCCCTGCATTCCGCCCAGCCCAAGCGCTTGCGTGCCGGAAGTTAGCCCCCTGTTGTTCGCCAGTATGCCGAGGCCAGCCGCGAGCAGTCCCTGACTGGCAGGGGTCAGACTTCCGCTATCAGAAGGCTGTATGAAATTATCGAGGAATCCCATTTTTCTTACCCCATCGCCGAAGGATTGGAATTAGCCCGCTGCATGATCTGCTGGAGGAGCGATTGCGTCCCGCCAGTGGCTAGCGAGTATGGCAAGGTGATAGCCGATGACGGCATAAAGCTCATTGCCCCGCCATGACCGCCGCCCATGCCGCCGCTATGCATTCCCATAAGCGGCGCCTGAGTACCCGAGCCGCCACCTGCGCCACCCATGCCGAGCGATTGAGGAGCCCGAAGACCGCCCATTCCCGCGCCTGACATCATTTGGCTATTCATGACGCCCTGACCCATGCTCAAGGGGTTGTTCTGAACCTCGCCGGGAAGTGCGACATTGCCATTTGGAAGTGTGAATAGCGTGCTTCCGCTGCCATCGGGCATCGTAAAGCCGGAAGGGTTAGCACCGCCGATATTGCCGCCAGCGCCAGCGCCAAGACTGATACCACCATCGCCTGAGCTCATCCGAATGCTCCAAGAAGGCCACCGCCGACCGCGCCTACACCAGTTCCGATCGGGCCGAACATGGAACCAACAGCCGCACCCGATGCGGCGCCGCCGAGCGCGCCCATCGATTTGTTACCGGCGCTTTGAGTGTTAGTGGTAACGCCTTGCGCGCCGGCCCCCATCGCACCGGAGAGAGCACTTTGAAGTACGCCGAGTTGCTGATACGGCGAATAGGCTTGGTTGTACCATTGTTGGTAATTGGCTCCGAGCTGGTTCTGTTGCGTCTGCTGTGCAGTGTTGCCAGCCTGAATGGCTTGATCGGCACCGTAATACCCAGCCTGATTCAGCCCGGGCGCGAGCGATGCACCCTGAAGTGCGTTTGATTGCGCGTTCTGGTAATTCTGGCTATTGAGCGCGTTTCCCTGCTGCGTGTAATTCAGGTTATTCGACTGATTCTGCAACGCCGTGCCAGTATTCAATGCTGCTTGCTGGCCGGCCGCTGCCTGCGTATTGGCGTAGGCATTCCCGCGCATCTGCGTATCGACGTTCGTGAGCGCGTTCGCAAGCTGGTTCTGGTTCAGTTGCTGCGTTTCCTGCTGAGCGGAGCCACCGAATGCCCCGGCATTGCGGAACTGTGCATTCGTCGAAGCCGCCGTGCCAGCCGCATACTGGTTCGTCAGGTCGGTTTGAGCCTTGTTGACCTGTTGATCCAGATACGGATTGCTCATCGTCGCGTAGGGATTCTGAGACGCCTGCACGTTCTGCCCGATATAACCATTGCTGGTTTGGTACGGGTTGCTGGCGTTGGCCGTGGCATTCGTGACAGCGCCGTTCGCAGCATTCAACGTCGGGTTGGCTTGCCCCGCCATGCTGTTGATACTGTCGATGCCCTGCTGTTGACCGCTAGACAGTCCCGCCGCGAGTTGCCCGGTGTATTGGGGCATCTGCTGCTGAGACAGCGCCGCGCCCTGTGAGAGGATCTGCTGGGCATACGGCTGAGCGTATCCAGGCAGTGAATTAGTCGTACTGGTGCTGCCGCTTCCGCCACCGCTCATGATGTGATCATCCTTTCAAAGACTGTTTCCCTAATGGAAAACTTGTGTTTAGGAGCGACCTTTGCCCATCCGGAGCGGGTAGAGCCAAATGTGATTCGCTTTGCGTTGATGCTTTTGCCGATAGCGTCGAGTTCATCGCTAAACTCGGTCATCAGATCGACCTTCGAGTGCGAGTGCAGCACCCATATGTGAAGCCGAACGCCGTCAAAATCGGTGATGGCCTTCAGCACGAGAAACCCGTGTTCCTTGCCGTCGATCGTCACCATGTAGAGCGAGGCGCCATTCGTCTTCAGCGCGAAATAAACGTCTTCGGGAATCCAACCGTCGCCCTTATCCATCGACTCAAGACCGGGACGCACGCGTGACCAGACCGCCGCTATGTCAGCCGGCGCGACTTGCAGGAGTTGTTTCATTCAGGTGCCTGTGAGGGAGCGGGTCTGAACCCACGTACCGGGCGAGCCGGCCGCGACGCATAGAAATCCGGTGACGACGTAGCGAGACCCTGCGGTGCCTAAGACGGTCGGTGCAGAGTTCCTAACGAAGTCGCCAAGCTGCGCGGTGCCAGTGGTCGGGGGGGCTGTCGTCGCGTTCGTGACGGGCTGCACTTGGCCTTCGCTGATGCCGTTGAGCTGATCGATGATGTTGGTCAGGATCTGCTTGACCTTGAACACGAGGTCATTGCTGAACTTGTCTTTCGGGTCCGGCGTCGGCAGTTGTGGGCGCTGAAGTCTCATGCTTCACCGTCCGGGATCAGTTTTGGCGTGTATCCGATGATTTCGCAATTTCCCTGAAACGTCATCAGCGCACGGTGGTAGCGCGCCGAGATATCAACGTCGAATTTGCCATCGGAATAAGTGCTGGTTGCACCAGGCGTGAACAATCCGCCGAGCGTGAAGCGCTCCTGCGTGGTCATCGTTGCCGAAGTCGGATCCTGAGCGAATCGCGGCCGCACGTACGAGAGCAGCGAATATTGCTCGTCGTCGCCAAAATCACCCGTCATCAGCGAGGATTGTCCCGCTGCGCCCGTCAGCGTCTGCACCGTGTGCGTAGGGTCGATGACCGAAGGAAGCACGCCTACGCTCGTCCAAAACGGCGAGTTCCAAGGGACTTGGGGTAGGTCTTCCCATTCCGGCCCGAGATTCCCCAGCGAGGTCCAGGTGATCTGGCCATTGATGAAATCGACTGCGGCTTCAATCGCGCGGTCAGCCTTACCCCAACGCTGAGTCTTGTAGTTATAGACCACGCACGAGTCAATCGCGCCAGTGCTATTGACGCTGACGTAGTACCAAAATACAAGGCTATTCGCATGGTCGTGAACGCTCGCGACGGTCTGCTTAAACGAAGGATTCTGACGCGCAAAGAACCACGTCTTGATCATGTCTCCGATAGGCTGCGGACGCGTGCCGTCGAACATGTAAAAATTGTCGTTGCCCATGAACAGATGAGCGGTCCCGATCGAGACCACGGCTTCCTGACACGGTGCGCCGATCTGATTCGAGATGACCGGGAACGCCCAAATGACTGGAGGGCCTTGGTACGTGCCGTAATACATCGCCGTCTCTTTGTAGACCACGATGTCGGGGCCTAGACCGCGTCCGGCCCGGATATCCCCCGGCGTGTCAACCATCCGGCCAAAGGCGCATTGCGTGGCCTCGCTCGGCGTCCAGATCGTCTGATCGAACAAGCCGCTGCAAAACCAGCCATCCGGCCGCACGCCGTTCGTCGGGTCCGTCGTATTGAAGAGGAATACAAAGCCGGCGACCGATTCAATGATGGCCGCTTTCGGCGCCCCGGAAATGTCCGTGAACGCTCCCGCCTGGCTCTGTTGCAGAATGTCGGCGTTGTCGGTTGCCACCGTGACGTTGCCGAACTGCGTGAAGCGCCATTTGCTCGCGCCCGAATACGGTGCAGAGACGCGCGTCACATCGACCCACGCGCCCGTGACTTCCTCGAAAATCTTCGTCGCCGTGCCAGCAAAGAGCCGGCGGGTGTTGTCCAACTTCATGACCGTGGCCGCGCCGAGCGCCGCGCTGGCGAGCGCTGGCATACCGGCAGACACAGCACTTGGCGCCGCTCGCATGCCGCGTATCGACGGCAACAGGTTAGCGCAGTCCACGAGCACACCCGGCATGGTTGTGTCCATATCGGGCGCGAAGCCGATGATCGAAGGCATTAGCCGGCCCTCATCGTCATGTCTGACCCGGAATGCTGCCCTGCGTCATCATTGCTTTCGATGTCATTGAACGCAGATTCCAACAACTGCGCCCACGTGGCAATGCGCGGGTCGTTTTTGACCCAAGCTTCCGCCTCGATCAGCGATGCGTACAGGTAGATGTTCGGCGCATCTTCAAGCAGCCAATTCGACGTGTTCGACGTACTCAGCGATTCGATTGCCTGGTAGTACCACATCGTGAAAATAGACGTGCTGTCGATCACGCCGAGTAGCCAAATCTTGTTGCCGACAATCGTGTACTGCGTCACATCGCAGTTTTGATTCATGTCGTCGATCGCGAGATTTTCAGACAGGAATGTGAGCTTCGTCTTGCCATATTTGAGCCGAATAGCCTCCTGATAATCCCCCGGCAGCGTAATAAACGGCTGCGTCGGCGTGACCGAGAACGAGGTGCGCATCTGCCGCACGCGAAGCCGGTTATTCAGTTTCGCCTCTGCAAGCGCGATGAAATCCGGGATGCGCGCACTGAGATTCGTACGCTTGAGCCAGCCTGCAATTGAATCTTGCAGGTCGGAATAGGAGGCGAACGGCATTACGCGCTCGCTTTCACTGCAGTGAGCACACCAGCGGAAACGGTCGCGGTCGCGGGGCTGTTGAGCGTCGCGGTAGTACTTGACGTGGTGCCGGCCGACGTTTGCAGAATGGCCGTGTTGCCATTGGCGACGATCGTATCAGTTGCCGCGAGCGTGACGACACCAGCCACAGCCGTCAGCGCGCGCGTGATCGAGCCTGACGAGTTGCGCACCGTCACAGGGCCAGCCAGCGGAGGCGTAACCGGCGTTTCGTTGCCATTGCGGATCTTATTCCACGTGCCGGATGTGTTCATATAACGGTCGCCGTTGCTCTGATCAACCGCGATCTGGCTGTGGTGGCCGACAGCACCGCTAAGGGCTGCGACGGAATCTATCGGGACAAGCTGCATGAGCGCGAACATTAGACGACTCCTGGTTTGATGCGGAAGTGGGATAGCGCCGGGTCATTGAGGAATCGTTTGACGTGCGCTTGGTCAGTCATGAAATCGCGGAACGTGACGCCATTCCGCTGGCAATAGTCCTCGATTAGAATGCCCGGTACAGCGGCATACAGCGGCATGTCCGAGTCACCGTGCAATCCTTCGTTGTGCATGGCCTTGCACGTGTCGAGAAGCCCGTCAAAGCGCTCTGTGCGCTCGATCAATAGGTCATCGCCGAACGTGTGAATGTCGGTTGTCGTTTTCATCGCGGACCCAAATAAAAAAGGGGCCACCGAAGTGACCCCAAACGCTACGGAGACTCTGTTGATTACGACAGGTCGCGGATCGCGGCCGACGAACGCTCTTCGCGTGCTTCCAGCGTGCCTTCCCAGATGATCTGGAAGTTGCGGGCATCGCCCACTTTCGCCAGTTCTTCATCTTCGAAGCCGCGCAGGGTCGCGAGCGCCCAGTAGTCCACATCCATGCAGTACACGTTGCCGTCCACGCCGTTCGCCATCACGCGGTTCGGCACCATCTTGACGTTGCCGAAGTCCGAGCCGTAGAACGTGTAAGCGGTTTGCAGCGTCTTGCCCTTGGGTGCGGCGTCCACTTCGTTGAAGCGCGTCACGTTGCCGGTGAAGGCCGATGCCTGCTGCTTGTGCGCCGGGTTCTGCAACGCCATCGTGATATTGCCGCCGTTCGTGTAAGCAAGCAGCAACGCGTTCTTCAACTGCGTCTCAGCATATGCACGTGCGGTGCCATTGGTCGGCGCCACGTTGTTGATCGGGTCCGGCGCAACGCCACCGACGCCCATATCGTTGTTCGTTGCAATCCAGCCAGCGGCGCCGCGCATCTGACGCGCAACCGAGTCCGAACCGACCACGGCCGTCGTGTTGGCGATAGCAGCCGCTTCAATGTCCTTCTTCAGTTCGACCATCTTCTTGGCTTTCAGGCGCTTCAGTTCCGAGCCGCCCGCGTGCTTCACGGTGTTCTGCGTACCGGAGATCGAGAACGTGTCCTGCACGATCTGGCAGCGATTGCCCAGGCGCTGGGTAGCAACCTGTGCGTTGTAGGTGGCGTCCGCACCTTCGACCGATGCATTGGCCTTGTTCGGCGCGCGCAATACGTCACGCTGCCATTCATGGAACACGTTCGTCGCCGTGGTCTTGGCGATCGAGGACGTGAAAGGGGTGTCAGTCGGCGACACGTTGAAGATCTTGTCGATCAGGTCTTCACGGTTACCAACTACGTCATACGTTTTGAAGGTATTTGTGGGCATTTCAGGTCCTTGTGCCGCCTACAGGAGGTCGGCGAGAGTGTCGATAGACGGAGCCTTCGAGAAGCGTTCCAGCGCCTTGGAGCGGTCAACCGCGCCCTGCGTGGTCTGCGTCGAGGTTCCAGGTCGCTCAGCACGCGGCGGCACGTTCTTGACGCGCTGCGTCGCTTGCGTCTGCGACTTCATGAGTTCGTCGTACAGCATTGCCTTGCGAGCCACGACCACGAGCCGGTGATCGTTGATGCTGTTGCGCTCTTCGGGCGAGAAGCCTACTTTTTGCAGGTATCCATCGACCGAGGCGGCCTCAGCTGTCGCTTTAGCGGGGTCTTTCCATTCCGGGAGCGCGTCGAGCAACTTGCCTTGCTCATCGGCAACGCGTGCTTGGTGAGCTTTCTGCTCATCGGCCTGCTGGCGCTGCGTAAGGACGTTTTGAGCGTCCTGCGCGCGCTGCAAATCTCCGAGCTTCTGTTCCCATGCATGGCGCTGCCGGACGTATTCTCCCGGGTTCTCTGCTGCAAGTTGCTCCCAATTCGGCTGGGTGGCCTGGAGAACGGTCGCAAGCTGGGTGGTGTAATGCGTGAGGGCCTGGCTCAACTGCTGGCGCTCATTCACCACTGCTGCGCGTTCCGGCTCAATCTGCTTGCGGAGGTTCGCGGCTTCTTCAAGCCGTTTGTCTCCCGCCATGTACTTCTGAGCGTTTGCAAGCAGTTCGCTTTGCTTATAGACGCGCTCCTCACCGTCAACCTTCAGAGTGAACGTGGGTTCGTCCGGGTCATCCACTTGGACCGCTTCGGATGGAGTCTTGGACTCGTCCTTGTGGTCGGTTTCCGTCTCGGCGTTACCTTCGTCATCCCCATCGGTCATCAGTGCGGAAAGCTCATCCATAGGATCAGAGCCGCCAGCTTCGCCATCCGCCATATGCAGCACGAACGACATGAAAAGGCGCTTGAGCAACTTTGAAATATTCACGGTCCTACTCCTGTCGCGCCCTCAGCGGGTAGCGTTTAGCCAAAGAAAAAGCCCGCTGGATCGCTCCTAGCGGGCTTCGGTTGCAAACTTGCATGTCAGAGGGTGATCAACTCACCGTCGTTCCACTGGTAGGCACATGCGCCTGTATCGACGCGCGCGCTACCGTAAATTCCGTTCCACACAGCGCACCGCGGCGTCGGATGCCACACACGAGCAAGGCGACGCTCGGGGTTCTGCTGGTCAAGCGCGTTCAGTCGAGAAAGGAATCGATCCCATCCTTCAACCGCTGCGCCAGACTCCGCTCCTCCTGCTCCATCTGCGCCATCTTGCCGGTCGTCACCACTTCCGTCAGGTGCGCCTTCACCGCTTCCAGTTGCTTCAGATACGTCCAAATTTTCTCGCGCCCCGCCGAGTCCCGCGCCGGGCTGTTCTCCCATTCCGAGAGGTAGCGCTGACGGATTAACTCGAAGGATTCCTTCAGCAGTGGATGCTCCAACAGGTCCGTCGCCTGCCGGCCGCGCTCCACTTCCGTCCTGAGCTGCGGATTTGAATCTTGTTCGATCATATTGTCCCCGTGCCATGGTCATTCACCTTGAGGTTGGCTCGCCTGATTGGCGGCCGAGATCTGCGCGGTCTGTAGCGTCGTGGCGGCTGTCATTTCTGCGATATCCACCCGGCTCGCTGCGGCAATCTGTGCGATCTGGAGCGCAACTGACTGCTTCATGACTTCCATCTGCGCATCAAACTCCATCTTCATGCGCTCTTTTTCCTGCTCCATCTGCGCCTGAATGAGGTTGCGCTGCGCTTCGAGTTGGTTTTGCTGCTCTGCCTGCTGTGCCTGTGCGTGCTGCTGGATCATCGCCGTCTGCTGGTCGAGATGCGCCTTGAACGCTTCGATTTGCTGCTCAGACTGGATCCGCTGCGCCTCGAACTGCTGGCGCTGCTGCTCAAGCTGCTGATCCGTTTGGCCCTTCGCCTGGATCTGAGCAATCTTTGGATCAGGTTGCGGCGGCTTCGGCGGCACTTTGGACGGGTCCGTGAAGAACTGATCGGCATTCTTGTGTCCGAGCAGCGGCGGCAGCTTCTTGAGCGTGTTGTAGATGTTCTGCGGGGTAGCAACGCCGATCTGCATAGCCTGTTGCTGCGCTTGGCCCAACGTCGTCAGGTGTGCGACAGCCACCGTCTTGTCACCGGTCCCGAGGCCGACGTGCGTGATCATGTCGTACTGGTTCTTCCACGCGCGAGGATCGACATCGACCCATTCTCCGCGCAGTTTGATCGTCATCGACTGATCCTGATACTGCGCGAGCAGCTTCTGGATCAGCTTCATCAGGTCCTTGATACCCGTCTCGGCCATGATCCGGGCAATGAGCTTGACGCGCTGATTGGAGCGGTCCGTCATGTTCTTATTGCCGCTCGCCGTCGTGTTCAGAATGTCCGCATCCGATCCTTGCGTGAGTTTCATCACGCCCGTGCGTTCCTGCTTGGCGGTGTCAGCGTATTCGAGCAGTTGATAGGCTCCCGCCGTGTCGCCCATGCCGTTCTGAAGCATGCCGGCAGAAGTCGGAGTCTTCACGCGCACGACGCCACCCGGGCGATTCGTCAGCAGATCGTCAAGGTTCACCTCGCCATTGACGGCGTAGGTGCGCCCGTTGATCTGCATCTGCATGTTGTCAACAAGGCCGCGGATCAGCGTCGTCTTGAGCCGCTGCGTCTGCATGGCCTGCTCAGCCGGCGAACGACCGAAGAACAGGTGCGGCAGCGGCACAGCGCACAGAGACACGAACGGCGCACCGTCGCACGGCTCGTTCTCCAAGATGGCATTGCCAGAGCGCACGATCTTGCGCCACTCGGCTATTCCGTCGCCGTCGAAGTCAACCTGGGTGTACCACTCCGTCAGCCAGACCTCGCGCATCGACTCGTCGCCGTTGCCGTCGCTGTCCTCAAAGCCAAAGGGGGCGTCTTCCAGCGAGCGCCTAACAATGGCCTCCTGATTGAGCGACGGGTTCGCGATGTCGTCGGACGTGATCTGATCGACGTTCTTGTACCCGCGCTGGCGCAGATAGGTCACGGTACGCTTTACGCGATGCCCGCACGGGCCGTCACCGATGCGCTTGGACGTGCGCGAGATGAGGAATTCTTCGGGCGGCACGTTCTCAATGCAGACCTTGCCCTTTGCGTTCGTGCGCACCAATGCGATGTCATGCAGATGCGGAAGCTTCGTCGGATCAGGCTTTTGCGGCGGCTGTGGCGGCTGTGGTGCAGGCGGTTGTCCTGGCTGCTGAGGCTGCATCGCGTGCTGTTGCATCGCTTGCTGATACTGCTGCATGGCCTGCGGGAACTGCTGCACGGCCATTTGGTATTGCTGTTCGGCAGCTTGGACCGCCTGCGGGTCAGGATAGGCGCTGTGCTCCACCGGCTTGACCGTCTGGTCCTGCAACAGCATCGCGTTCTGCATGTCCGTCAGCGCGCGGTATTCCTCGCGCACCGTGTCGGGCGTGTTATCCCACCAGCCCTTGACGATGCCGTTCTTCTGGATCAGCGCATCCTTGATCCACGTGTAGAGCACATACCAGCCGTGATTCTGCTGATAGAACACGTGATTCACGAGGTCAGTTGTCTGTTGTGCTCCCTCTTCATCGCCTGGTTTCTGCGGCGAGAACTCGACTACATCGTCCCCGGCCGTGAAGACTTCCATCAGTTCCGGCAGCAGCCATTCGACCGTGTCTTCAACATCAGTCGAGACGATCGACGAGCGGCCCGGTATCGACGGCGGCGACAGATCGCCCACCGGCAGCCCAAGATAGTACTGTTCCGCCTTCGCGCGCTCGGTTGCGATCTTGCCGAACGTCCACGAATAGCTGTCGTTAATCTCGCGATCGGTTACATACCGAAGCTCGTCTTCAGTCATCGGGCCGATCGTCGGTTCGACGCCGCGTTCGTCCTGCGAGCCGCTAAATTGGTCCAT